TCTACAAAAACTCTCGTGCCGCCAATCTTACGCTCTCCATAAATCACCGGGATTTGCGCCAGGTTGGATGCTTTGTTAATTAATGCGCCATCGTTCTCTGACTCAATATCCTCAATATCTTCTTTTAATGCCCATAATGCTGCCGCATTAACCAGTGCAACTATTAACCAAGTGATCGGATCCACTATGCTTTGCCCCACTTAATATCACGGATCACATTAGCAGCAAAATCAAAACCTTTATCGCCGGCAAAGTACATGGATTGTGAGTTAGAGTTGGTTACACGGCCGGATTTTTTCTCAAAGTCTGCCCAATGTGAGGCTAAATCCAAATCAATAGTTGAGGTGTCTGTAGTATCTTTGACACTATAACCATCAATGCGGCCATCATAGATTAACACTGGCTCACCGATAATGGCGTTTTGATCATTTAAAAATGCTCTTAAAATTCTAACCTGGCGTGATACATAACCGCCGGATAAAAAAGCACTTATAAATGATTGCTCAACGCCACTCAATCTGAGCCTGGTTGTGCCGACACGTAAATCTGAGGTTTCTTGTACAGTTTGCACATTTAAAAAATGACTTGATGCAATATAAGTATTGCCATCAACTGTCATGTCCTGCCCGGCATCGGTTAAGTAACTGCTAGTGGCCAGGTGGATTTCTAGCAGGTGGCACATTTTTACTGAGTCTTTTGCCAGTTCTTGTGCGACTAATGGGTCAATGGCTCTGCTCATAATGCCTCAATAAAATCGACTTCATAATTAAACAAGCCATCATTACCAATGCCAAACTCCTGCACGTCATTTTTTAGGCGCACTTTGATGGTGACATTTCTATACTGGATCAAATCACCATCGGAAATGCTTTGTCTGAGTGGTGGATAAATTGAAATTAAACTTGTTACACCGTTATGGGTTATTGCCTGCGTGATCATATAAACTTTATCATGACCAAATTTAATAAAATCACCCTCTTTAATAACGCCGTCAGTGGCGTCAACATCTAGTGCATGCGCTCCTGCGCTATAACCACCAATCCTAGTGACAACCAAATTACCCGTTGCATCGCCTTGAGTATCATCAAGCACTGGCAATTGGATGTCAAAGGTTTGATGCTGTCCGCCCTGCTTCATAATAAATGCATAAACCGGCATAAACTCGGCACGTGTCATGGGTGGATATACGGCACTAAACTCCCAATATTGACTGGCTAATTTGCGTGATTGTGTGCGGCCATTAACCGATTGACTGACTAGTGTTTTGTCATTTGATCTAAGGTTAAGTGCTTGAAAAACTGGTGTTGTTGGATAAGTCATTATGCTGTGACCCCGCTCATACCGCGATCGTTCATGGCGTTATTAATAAGGCCAACGATCATGCCACGGCGTGACTCTAATAAATCATCAAATCCGGTGGTGTCATTGGCCGTGATGTTAAAACTAACATTAACGTTTTTAGTGCCTGCGCTGCCGAGTTTATTATTTGGGATGATTGTGCCTGCTCTATCCGGCACAAATAACTCTGCACCACGCTCACCGACGATCGATGGGGTACCCACTGGCGGTCGGCCACCGTTGGCAAAGCCTAACAACTCTCCAAGGCCGCCACCCGATCCACCAAAAAGTGCCTTTTTAATTTGCAACTTCAACATATCCGCCAGGATAGATTGTGCCAGTGATCTCCAATCCTGCTTGACACCCATTAGCAAGCCAGTCAATGCATCGGCTGTGCTGTTTAATGCACTTTCAGTGATCGATGCAATCGATGCTGTGCCTGCTGTTACTGAGGCTTTATAAGCATCAAAACCAGTTTTCATTTGATCCCAAATGGTTGCCTCGGGTGTTGTTTTTACACCACCTGCGCCAGTCAACTCATCGGCAGTCTTTTTTAAATCTTTTGCCTCGTTGTTAAGTGCCTCCACTGGAATTAACATGCCACTCAATGAGGTTGTTACGTGAGAAAGATCGATTTTTTCAATACTGGTAAAACTGTCTTTACTTTTTAATAGTTCGGCGTTTAATTCTTGCAACTGCTGTTTTTTGCTTGATAAAGAATTAGTGGCGGCAAGCAATGATCGACCAGTCAACCCATTTTGTAAACGGTCTTGGGTGGCGCCAATTGCAGCCTCTAAATCTTGAATTTCTTTTTTTATTTCACCAAATCCACGACTACCCATGCCGGGTAATTTTTCAATGAGTTGCCCAAAGCTGATCAATGCATTGCCCATCGTTTGGATGGATTGAACAATTGATATACTTGCATAAACAACGGTATTGGCAATTGATCTTGCCACGTTACCAATGCCGCCATGCTCATCCATTTTGGCGGTTGCCCATTCCCTGATATTGTTGGTTACTTTCTCAATCAGTGGCGCCAACCTTGCCACTGCCTGCATAAATGTTGAGGTTAAATAAGATTTTAATCGAGTAATGGCATCGTTGGCTTTCTCGACACCGCCGACCATTGATGTTGTCATGGTGATGCCAAGTGCATCGGCCTCAAGCATTGAATCGTGCATTGCTTGTGATCCACCCTCAAGCACATTGATCAGGCCTGCGCCCCTTGCGCCGAATAATTTATAAGCTAAATCGGCTTTTTCAGCCTTGTTGGTAAGTCCGGCCGTTACATCGGCAACATCGGCCATCACATCGGTGACGGATCGCAATGATCCATCTGTGTTGGAAACTTGGATGCCGTATTTTTTGAAAATATCTTTTGCCAGTCCAACGCCTCTGCCCATATCAGCCATATTAACTGATAATTTTTGGACGGCCTTATCCAGTTGCTTTGACTCCATGCCACCAATACTGGCAGCGTGTCTAAGTCTTGATAAGTTTTCAACACTGACACCAATGGTGCGGCTCATCTTGCCCAATTCATCGGTGGCATCCATTGATCGTTTGACCAAATAACCAATGCCGGCAATACCGGCAGCAGAAACCATGCCCGTTTTTAAACTAAAAACAGCCTTTCGAGTTCTGTTTAAGCCGCGACCAATACTTTTAAAAGCCTTTTTGGTCTTGTCGTGCAGCCTAATGGTATATTTTGATTCGACCGATCTAGCCATTTTTATTGTCCTTTATCTCAAAATAGGCAACCCATGTTGTAAGTTCTGCCGTTGTTAAATCTAAAATTTCATCAATTGACTTATGCAAATGCTCCGCTAATTGACACGCAAAGTGCAAATCGCCATCGGCGGCTAAGGCTTTTTTGCCTCATCGACCGTTGCTTCTTCACCATTTAAAACCTCGACAACGCGAGAAACTATGGGGATGTCATAATCATGCATCAACTCTGTTAATTCTGCAATACGCCAAACTGGCTTGCCGTCCTTATCCAGTGCGCGCATGATGAGTGCCATGCATACAGCCTCAACGGTTTTACCTTGATCATACAAGGTTAAAATCTTGGCCTGCTGTTTGCCGTTAATTGCACCCTTAAAATAAATCGTATCATCCCACTCAGGCACAAAAATCGAGTTTAACTCACCCGATAATTTGGCTCTAAATTGTGCCTTTGCGTTGTCTTTTATACCCATATTAGATGTCTGCTAATGCACCAGTGCCAGTGAATGAATATGACACTTTTGTCACTTCATCATCACCGGTGCTGACTCCGATTGAGTCAACATGCGCATCGCCAGTTTTTCCATTGGTCGCATCAATATACATCGATAAACTAACAATTGATCCAACTGTGATTGCGGCCTGGCCTGCATCGGTGTCTGAATAATGACACTCAAACGTACCTGACCATGATGTTTTGCCTGCAACAAACGTTTTATAACTTGATGTCATGTTTGATGTTTCGATCGTATCAGCATTTTCATCGATGCCAAATGATTTTAACTCTCCAACCGCATCCGTACCGATTTTGACGATGCCATCCTTTCCACTAAATATTGCCATTTTCTTCTACTCCTTTTGATTTAACAGTTTTTTCGGACGGTTGATCGAGTGTCCAACCTCGTGCTTTCGCGGTTTCAATTTGTGATGGATGCACATTGATTGGCATCGATCCTTTTTTGTACATGTTTGGCATATTGCCTCCTAATCAATTAAGGTTGTCACATCGCGCTTATCGACTCGATAAAGTGCAACAAAGCGCATGTGCATTAATGCAGTGGGTTGATCACTCTCGCCACTGTATTCGATCTCAACACCATCTAAATCGATGTCTTTACATGTGCCACCCAATGTGGTGTCACCCTCGGTAAATATGGCCGTTTCAATTTCTGCACCAATACTGTCCAGGGTGTTATCAAAATTGCCCACTGCTTTAACCCTAGCCTCAACCACAATGTTGAGCAGGCGCAATTGTCGCGTGCCTGATTCGTCACCTAATTCCTCACCCGTTGTATAAATCGCCAATGATGGCAACAACTCATGTGGATAAACACGACTCGCAAACACGTTATCGCCAGTGATTGACAAACCAGTTAACGTGGTTTTCAACTGATCGCGTATTTGTTGGCGTGCGTGGCTCATTGTTTCTCTAGTATTAAGCTAATTAATCCAGTTCCGTCCGGCTGCATGCCTGCAACATGATGGGTGACTGATCCTATAACTACCGAATCGCCGTGTTTAATTTCCAGCAATTTGGACTCATCGCATGTAAATACCGGGCGCATACCCTCCATGCCTTGCACTTCTACATATTGAGAATCGAATATACCTACCACCGTAAAATCACCAATAACTGCGTTATCGGCCATCTCGTTGGGGTCTAAAAATTCGGCAAGATTCTCAGTAAACATGCGTTATTTTTTCGCCTTTTTCTTTGGCTTGGGTTTTGGCACAATTGCCCACCCTTTGCGTACTAACCACTCGCCAACACTGGCGGTGGTTTCTAGTGACTGCCCGATGCGTACATCTCGGCCGTCAACTACTGTTTGTTTGGTCATTTCAATTTTCATATTAATGCCTATTATTGGTTGGCCACCGGCCGTTAAACCGGCAGCCGTTTGTGTTGTTAGCAACTTACTTATGCACCTTTACAGAATGACTCAGCATGTCTAACAGCACAATCCACATCAGTGAAAATGCCAATTGTTAGGGCACCACTTTGTGCTGATCTGTCAGTAACGACTTCTACCGCCCCGAATTGACCGATTATCAAATCTGAGAAGTTACCAAAGATCGCGGTATTAGCTGCAAGCTGTGATGTTGTGCGTACTGCATAACCATTCACGTTGTTGCCGTCTGCTACAAATAAACCTGAGCCAGTATCTTTGGCCTGAGTTTTCATGGCACCAAGCATTGCCGGTGTGGTGATGTATGACATAGAGCCGCCCATCGCATTAGCTGTTGCAACTTCTGTTTCCATTGCTACCATCTCAGCAAACGTTGGTGCGCCATCTGTTAGATTAACTGAGCCGATGCCCGTTGTTGTCAAGATGCCCGTTGGTTGGTTGTCTGCACCGGTGCCGCCTAATGCTGCTGCATCAATCGCTGATGCAATGCCTGATGATAAGTCGTTGCGCAATACTTGCTCAACCGATGGATCTGATTGATTCATTAATGTGCGTGAAATATCAACATAAGCTGCAACCGTTTTAGGTGACATTGTCACTTGTCTAAACGATGGTGCGCC